ACATGAAATAAGACCCTGAACCACCTACTTGAGCAAATCCACCCATACCACCAAAACCACCGCCTCCTATGCCACCAAAACCACCAAGAAATGGATCTACAATAGAGTCGGTTAATTCAGCTCTACTAAACCATAATAATTCGTTTATTTCTCTACCTGCTGGTATCTCATATATTTGTTGACCACTAACTAAATCAATATAATCCTTTTTTAATATCCATGGCCCATCGGCTTGTAAACCAACAATTTTAGAATAAGAATATGTGTATTGATTTTCAAAATTCATATCCCTAGTTGTAAACGCTCTTGTCAATGATTCATTATCAACGTCTAATCCAACTAGTGAAGACCATTGTGATTCTATTAACCAATCACTTACATATTGTTCATATTCATTTACAGACATTTCTAAAAAAGAGTCCATTTGCTCTTCAGTTAGTTCTACGCCTCTAACAGGCATACCTAATAAATGTAGAATTTGGCTATAAAGTTTTTCCTTTTCAGAAACGCTAATTACTGTACTCATTGAGTCGTGCTTTTCTTATAAATACCGGATTTATTATAAAACTATAATAAATTCTTAAGCAATTCACTTGCAAAAGTATCGCTATATTCCCCATCACCCATAACTTGGTCAATAATACCCTTTTTCTTTTGTAAAATATTATAAACCTGTATTTCGATTGTATTTTCAAAAACAGGGTAATATACCAGTACGGTGTTTTTTTGACCATATCTATATGCTCTATCCTCGGCTTGAGAATGATCGGCAGGAACAAATGATAAGTCATTCATAATGACGGTTTCGGCCGCAGTCAATGTTATACCAACACCGCCGGCTTTAATGTTTGAAATGAATATTTTAATTTTGTCATTGTTTTGAAACTTATCTACACTCTCCTGTCTTTTTTCTTTACTCATTCTACCATCTAAAACAACGGAGTTTTTCTTATATTTTTCATGTATCATATCTAATGATGCGGTGAAATTTGTAAAGACGATAACTTTCTTATCCTGTTCAATAAATTTATCAATAAATTCACATGTATATGGTACCTTTTCAATTGCAATTAATTGTCTAAGTTTCATTAATCTATTTAAAGTAACTGAAACACTTTCGCTGTTTCTTTTCTCTTTGGTGATTCTAATAAAATCTTCTAGTTCGTGATCATAGAATCTACTTTGAAGCTCTAAATAAACAGGGGTAATGATTTTTTCTGGTAAATCCAAGATGTCAGTCTTCATTCTTCTTAAAACAAGATTTTTAGTCTTTTCCCTTAATTCATCTAGATTGGATGCTCCTGATGTGTTCCACACTTTTCTATTGCCAACTCTAAATTGATAACCAGCGCAATATCTAAAAACAAAACTTTGCCAATTCAATGCTAACGGTGATTCAACAATCTTAAGTAAGTTATAATAGTTTATTGGTCTAGACGTCATAGGTGTTCCCGTTAACAACCAAACCTTAGGAATCTTACTAAGAATGTCATTTAATAATTTAGTTCTTTGTGCTGTTGAATTTGAAATATAATGAGCCTCATCCACAATTGCTAAATCAAACCCAGCCTTTGTAATCAATTGATAAGCTTCACTATCCTCGCTTTTATCTGTTGTGTGAAAGTTTTTTAATATATCATAATTGATAATATAATAATCAAAAGTTGATCCCCATTTCTTACCTTCAATTAATAATATTCGTCTATCTGTATAATTTTTAATTTCTCTTTCCCAGTTAATCTTTAAAGAAGCCGGACAAACAATTAAAATTTTCTTAGCGCCGCTTTCTAGTGAACCAATAACTGCAGCCGTAGTTTTACCAAGACCCATATCATCAGCAAGGATAAACTTATCATTAGCTAAAAGTTTTTCAATTGCTGTTTTCTGATGTTCCATTGGTGGTCTTACATCATATGGGGTATAATCAATTTCTCTATCTAACTTTTTCTCTTCTTGTATTATACCCATTTTAGGTACCCAAAAAGAATGCATTTTATCTGACTCTAATATTTTACCCCAGATATGATATGCTTTATCTGATTCACACAATAACTTCTCAACCCAAATCTCTTCTGGTGGTTTTGGCAATAGTCTATCCAGCATTATTTTATCTGCAAAAGATGAAAATAATTTAACTTTTTTTCTGGCTACTTTTGGAATTGTTTTTTCATTCTTGATTATATAATCGGCTTGAGTTCTACTCAAAGAAAAATGTTTACTTTCTAAAAGCCTTTTTTTAAGTTCCAATAGGTGGTTGTTCGAACCAGCATATGCTAGTAATATTTCTCTACCTACTATTTCCGGTATTTTAGTTTCCATACATTATGAAATATAAGTAATTACAAACACTTTCTAAACTATTTATAGATATTATGGACAACAAATTACCAATAACAAGAATGAGTAAATTCTTTTCTGAAGAGGATTTCAGCCTACAAATACAAATAGGTCAAGAGTATTTGCATGGAGATTTAAACATGAAATTGGTGCTTTATAGGGTTGATAGACAAAAAACAGAAAAAGACGATGTTTATGGTGAAGTTGGTAAAGATGAAATAAAGTACTTCCCTCCGATTGAATTTAATGCACTAGTTAAAGTAGAAGAGGCTAAAAATAGCTCATATAAGGGTGGAATGCTTCGTTATTTAGAACCAGGTAATTTAACGTTATCTGTTTATATAAAGCATTTAGAAGAACTTGGTGTTGATATAAAATACGGGGATTATATTGGGTACCCAGAGTCTGAGGAAAAAGTTAGATTTTATACTGTTACAAATGACGGTAGAGTAACCTCAGATAATAAACATCATCTATTTGGTTTTAAACCATACTATAGAACGATTACTTGTGCAATAGCGCAGGAACAAGAATTTAGAGGAGTATAAAATGGCCATACCTAAAAGAAAAACAGATATTCAAATATACAAGGGTAAACAACTTACCGAAAGAAGACAAGAACTATTGGAAAAAATAACCAAGTCAGATTCGTATCTTCCTGATTCTGTTTTACATGACGATTTAGATTCTGGAATGTTAGAGTTTATTAAGAAAAACTTTGTTGTTGTTTCTGATGGTAGTCAAATACCGGTAATCCCAAAAATATTAACAATTCAAAGATGGGCCCAAATTATGAATACTTGGGAGTTTTCTGATGATGACGGTAATCTAAAGGTTCCATTTGTTGGTGTTATAAGAAGACCAGATGTTCAACCAGGAACTAACCCATCAGTTATAAGAACAATACCAGATAGATTACAATTTCATTATGCTTCAGTTGCAACTTGGAATGGAACACAAATGGGCGCTGATGTATATAAGATACCTCAACCGGTGGCCGTAGACATAACATTTGAAGTAACCATTGTTTGTACGAAACTTAGAGAATTAAATAGATTTAATAAAATTGTTCTACAGAAATTTGCCTCAAGACAAGCTTACACCATTGTAAAAGGACATTATATTCCCATTATAATGGATAAGGTTGAAGATAATTCTCCAGTTGACCAAATAGATGGGCGTAGATTTTATATGCAAACATATCAATTTACCATGTTAGGGTTTCTTATCGACCAAGATGAATTTGAGGTTAAACCAGCGGTTAGTAGATTTTTCTTAATGAATGAGTTCGCAAAAAATTCTAATTTTCAGAAAAAATATATTAATAAAACAATTGATATAACGGTTGCTACGTTTTTGGCGGATGGCTTACAGACCGCATTTAGTGTTGGTGAAAGTATTGGTATTTTATTTAATGTGACAATTAATGGTATAATACAAGAAAGAGACGTTAACTACTTCCATGTTGCTGGAACTTCTAAAATTACCTTCCCAGAAGCACCTTATGAAGGAAGTAATGTTACAGTAACTTATTATAAAGGTAGAAATAGTGTTTTTATTGATAATTACGGAAAACCAATTCAGGTAGAAACAGAACATTTTATATATAATGGGTCAACTTTGGTGTTTACGGTTATGAACGCAATTAATAGTGTTGTTGGTGTAGATATTAACGGTCTTGCTGATGAAGAGGGTGTTGGTTTCAATATCACTAGTGAAACTCAAATTACCTTAACTTCAGCACCTGTACTTGGATCAAGAATTGGTGTTAATTATTTATATTAATCCTCATCATATAGGTCAGTTTTTTTAGGCTTACAAGTGTCTTCTATTAATTTTTCTAAAATTTTATAAATTTTAAGCCCTTTCTTATCACAGTATGATTTTAGCATCTCGTGGTGTTTTTCACTGATTTTCACATTTTTAGTTTTGTTTTCCATATATAAAGATAAATAATGATAAAAAAGGATAAATAACTATCTAAATACAGAAAATTTGAGAAATCTTTGCTTAAAACAAAGATATTTATTTGGAAAGAATAAAATTATTTAACCAAACATTTATCAATGGCAAATTCAAACAGAGTATTCGTGTCTCCGGGTGTGTACACATCAGAGAAGGATCTAACATTCGTAGCGCAGAGCGTTGGAGTTACAACATTGGGTCTAGTGGGTGAGACTTTAAAAGGTCCGGCATTTGAACCAATTTTGATTTCTAATTTCGACGAATTTAAAGTATATTTTGGTACTACCAGTCCAGCAAAGTACGGAGATGGTAACCCAAAATATGAGCTTCCATATGTAGCTAAATCATATTTACAAGAATCAAATCAATTATTTGTAACTAGAGTTTTAGGATTAACTGGCTACAAACCAGGAAAAACCTATGGAATTAAAACATTAGGAGGTATTACTGTTGATCTAACAAGTACCCCAACAACAAGCGGTAGTACATTAACACCTACATCTTTAACAACAATAACAGGTGCAACATTTTATGCTGAACTTTCAGGTAAAACATCAACAGAAGGTACATCAATTACTGATTACTTAATTGCTGGTTCAAATTCTAATGGGGCATATGCTCTTAACGAATGGTTTACAATTGGTACGGTGCCAGCATCTGCAACAAGTGGATTAACTGGAACACAGTTAGTATCACCTATTGGAAATGCTAACAAGAACTGGTATAACAATTACTTTGTAAAAAGTGGTTCTACCGATTCAACAATTCATGGTGTATATTCATACCTTTTTGTTTTAACAGGTGCATCATCATTTAGTGTTACAAGATACAAGTATTCAGCGTCATTAAATGCTGACTATGCTGGTAGAACTGTATGTTTATTAAGATCTAGAGGTTCGTACGTATCAAATGCACTTGTACACAGAGTAACTGGTGCAACTGCTGTTCAAATTACAGGATCTACTATTGATACCAATCCATTAGGGGAATTTAATTTAGCTATTACCGATGTTGCTTCGATTGTAAACAACTTTACGTGTTCTTTCGACACATCTTCTTCAAAATATATTACCAAAATACTTGGTACTGATGTTTTTGATAAAGAAAAGGTTGAATATCCAATTTATGTTCATGAAGTATATCCAAATTTAATAAACAACTTATTTGAACAAGGTTTAATTAGAGGTTTAAGTACAGATGAACAAGTTTTAACAGAAGCTGATAATTTTGTTAACCCATGGGATATGGCAGGGTCATCAACAGTAGTTTCTGAAGTTAGAGGCGGGAAGGTTTTTGATTTATTCAGTTTCTTAACTGTATCAGATGGTGATACTTCTAAC